AACCACAAGTCGCAAAGTTTTTGTATCAGATTACAAATGCAAAAACTGTATTTGATTCATCTTGTGGTTGGGGTGATAGATTGGCTGGTTTCTATTCGTCAGATGCCGATGAGTATTATGGTACAGACCCTAATGACCAAACATTTGAAAAGTATTATGAACAATGTTTAGTCTATGAAAGATTCCTTGGTGGTCGCCCAAGAACTGTGAAAGATGATAAACACTTCATTGTTGAAGGTGTCAAACGAGTTGAGATTCATAGATGCCCAGCAGAAGACTTTGATTATTCTATTTTACCTAAGATTGATTGTGCATTTACTTCACCGCCTTATTTTGCAACAGAGAAGTATAACACAACAGGCAAACATGCAGATGAACAATCTTGGTCAAGATATACAACTTATGAAGAATGGCGAGATGGTTTCTATTTGCCTGTAAATCAAAAGACATTTGATTCTTTGAGTGACAATGGTTATCAATTCGTCAACATCATGGATCCAAAGATTAAGACAAAGAGATACTATGCAAGTGATGATTTGATTGATAACCTTACTGAAAGAGGTGCAACATTCTGTGGTCAAATGGGTATGAGAATTATGCAAAGACCAAAGAATGTTGAGAACTTAGATGAGTTTATGCATAAGATTTACATTGAACCTATTTGGTGTTTCAGTAAGAAAAAAGGTGAATTTAATCTTGTAAATGACTATATGAATACTGGTGCCCTAGACAATTTCTTCGGATAAATATAAGAATCACATAACGGAGTGTTCATGGGTTCATTTAAAAATTATCTAAACGAAGATGCCACCGAGGGTGCAGTCTTTGAAGAAGTCATCGTAGCGGCTTGGAATGGAAAACCTGAACCAAAAACTGAAACTATTGCACCAGATGCGGGTAAGAAAATTGTTAAGTATTTGAAGTCGCAAAGTATTACTGGTAAATCAGCATCAAAATTAGCAACAAAAGGTGTTGAGGTGACTGGTGAATGGTCTAAGTTTTGGTTACCTGAGAAAGTTCCACCTGCAACTAAAACACCAAAGACAGACATTCTTATTGGCACAAACAGAATCTCATTAAAGATGGGTGCAGCCCAACTTATGTCTGGTGGTGCGAATGAATCTAAAGCAACATTCTATGCAGCTCTCCGTTCAATGGAAAAATCAGGCATTGATGTTGAACAAGATTTATTTAAAGAAATTTGGTCTAAGATAGACACACTCACTAGAGGCGCAATCGCTAAAGGTAAAGTAGAAGGCGAGATTCAAAAGGGTAAAGATAAGTTTTTGAAAAATGCAAACAAAGTAAACAACGATGTTAAAGCATTAATGCAAAAAGCATTTGCTGAGAATGAAGATTTTCGTAGAGCCTTTGTTAGAGAAGCAATGACTGGTGAAGTTAAGTTTGGACCAAAGACACAAGCATATGCTGAATATGTTTTATCAAGTGACCCAAGTGGTGATGCACCGCATTTATACAAATCAACAAACAAAGCATTTTTAGATAAAGTTGTTGCAAAGAGTGGTGTCACAGTTAGATTTAAATCAACATCCATCAAAACTAAAGGTGGTAAAACTGGCGAGTATAGATATTGGACAGTTGTTGCATTAGGTGTAAAAAAGTTAGAAGAAGAGTTAGAATACTACAATGGTGCATTACTAACAGAAAACATCATTACAGGTATTGTTGAGAGAGTTAAAAACTATTTGATGAATCTCTTTCAAAAGGCGTATGAATATCTAAAGAGTGGTGTTCATAATATTGCTGAATTCTTTGACTTGCAACCTGATGTGCAATTTAATAATAACATAGATTTTACGGAGTTATAATGGCAAAATCTTATTCAGCTGCAGAGTTAACTAGGATGCAAGAACTTGGTTCTGCATGGATATTTCGTAGAGTATTAAATGATAATCAAAGATATAATAGTCCTGATGATATTAGAAAAGATAAAAAGTTTGGTGAGTTAGTTAAAATTTATCCAGCACTAAATGAAGAATGGTTGAAGGCATTTTATGCTCAACAAAAAACTATGTTTAAAGAGTTTTCAGCATCTAAGTTTACAGAGTTTACAAGAGATGGTGGATTCATGGATTATATCACAGAATTAGCCAGAGTAAAGTTTAAAATTGCTAAAAAAGATTCTTGGAATCCTGCTGATATTTGGTGTGTTCAGAATGAACAAAAAGTTATTGCTGATGTTAAAAAAACAATTGAAGACGGCAAAGCATCCAGTCTTTTAGAATTAAATGCTCTTATGAGAACAATGTATAAACAAAGAAGACTTGTTGGTGTTTCTTTGAAATTGATTTCTGGTAAAGAAGCGAAGTACGAAGAAGTTAATATAAACGAAGATGATTTTCCCGATAAGAAGAATTATAATTTTAATATTTCATCGATGAAGTGTCCTTTAAATTTAAAAAACGGAACACAGTTTGCTACACAAGATACTAGAATTATTGTAGATGGTGATGGTGTAAAATATGATTTTCAGATTAAAGCAAATAGCACATCTGATTATAATAACTTAAAATTTGAACCAACATCATCAGCGGGAACTAAAGCACGATTGGGTAAAACACCACTTGACTTGTTAGCGAAACTATTGAAAGATTATAAACTGCCATTTAAAAATAGTCATAAAGAATATCCAATGACTAGTGCAGAGTTTAATGATAAAACTTCTTTACAATACGCTACAAAAGTATACAATTCGATTGCAGCTGCAAAAGTTGATACAGGTGTAAAAAATGCAGGAGAGTTTATTACGAATATGCAAAAAGTATTTACACTTGAACCTCATACAGCAAATTCTAAGTTAATGCAATTGAATTTTTTATATAATATTTGTGAAATGAAAAAAGAAGAAAGAGATAATCTTTTAACCGATATGTGCTTTCTTGCTCAGAAAAAAGGCAGTCAGTTCGGTCCATTTGGAAAATTATACTAAAATGAATTTCACACAATTTTTAACCGAAGCAAAAAAAGAAGGCGCAAATCTTCACCTAGAACATATTGAGGATGAGATTCTCAATCGTGGTGTTGCGGGCGCCAGAGATGCAATTAATTTCTTACAAGCATTGAGAGATATGCTTGCTGGTCATTCACAAACAAAAGTAAATGTCACAACAAAATGGGATGGTTCACCTGCAATCTTTTGTGGTGTAAATCCTGATAATAACAAATTCTTTGTTGGTACTAAAGGTGTTTTCAACGCAAATGCAAAATTAAACTACACCGATGATGATATTGATACGAATCATCCAGGTGAAGGCCTTAATGCAAAACTAAAAGTTGCACTAAGATATCTACCAAAACTTGGTATTAAAGGTGTATTGCAAGGCGACATGATGTTTGCAAAAGGTGATTTGTCAAATAAGACACTTGATGGTGAAGATTACATTACATTTCAACCAAACACATTAGTGTACGCAGTACCAACTGATTCTAAGTTGGCAAAGACTATGCAGGCTGCACAGTTGGGTGTTGTGTTTCATACTTCATACACAGGCAAAACATTTGCTGATATGAAGGCATCATTCAATATTGACATTAAGAATCTAACGCCAACTAAAGATGTTTGGTTCCGTGATGCATATTTCACCGATGCCTCTGGTACTGCATCATTCACAGAAGAAGAAACGAAAACAATCACCTCGATTCTATCTACTGTCGGTTCTACATTCAAACAAACAAATGCAATGTCTATCAATAGAATATCATCAAGTGATACTGTTAGAGAATACATTAAGACATTCAACAATACCAAAGTTAGAGAAGGTCAAAAGATTACAAATACAACTGCTCATGTGAGAGAATTAATTAAATGGGTAGAAGAGAAATTGAATAAAGATATTGTCTCTGCAAAGATGGAAAAAACGAAGAGAGATAAGACCATGATTAAAAACGAAATCATGCGTACAATTCGTGGTAGTTCAAGTGACCTAATCAAAATTTTTGATATGCAGAACGGCATGGTTGATGCCAAGAATATGATTATCAAAAAGTTGCAACAACTAAGACAAGTAACAAGTACATTCGTACAAACTGAAGATGGTTTTAAAGTAACAAATCCTGAAGGTTTTGTTGCTGTTGATAGACTAAAAGGCAATGCAGTTAAGTTGGTTGATAGATTAGAATTCAGTCATTTGAATTTTACTGCACAGAAAAATTGGAGTAAATAATGCCAGCATATGACATAAACAAAATTCTTGCTGAGTATGGAGATAATGATTTTGGATTCTCTGCGGTATCAGAAGAAGAATACAATGCAGTTATTAATGAAAAAGATGAAACTGTTGAAGAGTACAAAGCAAGATTGGCACAAGTAGAGAAGTTAATTATGCCTTTCTTGTCAAATCTTTTAAAGACGGCAGATAAACCATATATCAATTGGCCTAATCGTAAACCAATTCTTGAAGCGCAGATACAAAAGATTCTTACCTTGACTAGAGGATAAAATGTCAGAAGCAATTCAACGAATAGCAAAATCAAGAATATTAATGGAACAGATAACCGAGGCAGGTTATACTGGTAACATTGGTATTATGGAACTGGTAAAGTTTCAACAAAAGGCTTCACCTGAGCAGAAAAAGATGTTACAATCTCTTATTAACAGTAAGAAAGCAAAAGATGCATGGAAGTTGGTTCAAGATGTTACAGGCATGAAGTTGCATAAGAGTGTGACAGAACAGGTGTATCGTGGTGATTGGGTAAGACATCCAGAGAATCAATGGAATATAGGTCAAATACAAAGTATTGACAATGACCAAGCACTGGTCACATG